CCGCGGGAAGACCCTCGACGAGATCCCCTTCACCCTCATCAACACGAACGACCTCGCGACGAAGCCGGGCGAAGCTCCCCTGGTCAACCTGGGGAACCTCTCGCTCGCGATCTACCGGGGCGAAGCCGATCATCGGAGCGGCCTCTTTATGGCCGGCCAGGACACCCTCGTCATCACCGGCTACGACATAAGCTCGGGCGACGAAGACAACCCCAGCGCGGACTCGACGCCGATCATCGGCTCGGGCGCCTATCTCAACATCCCCTCGGCCGACGGCGACGCGAAGTTCATCGGGCCGAACTCCCAGGCCTTGAGCGAGCAACGGACGAGCCTCGAGGACGACTACCGGCGAGCCGGCGAGGAAGGGATCAAGCTCCTCTCCTCTGGAGCCGGCGCCGAGGCCGCCGAGACGCTCCGGATCCGCGTCGCCGCCAGGACGGCAACCCTCCAGACGATCGCCCAGACGGCGGCGGCCGGTCTCGAGACGGCTCTCCGCCAGGCGGCGGTCTGGGTCGGCGCGAACCCGGACGAGGTGAAGGTCGAGCCGAACCTGGACTTCATCGAGGAGTCGCAGGATCCGAAGGATCTCATCGCCTTCGCTACGGCGAAGAAGTCGAAGGTCCCGCTCGCCTGGAAGTCGGTCCACAACTGGCTCCGCCAGAAGGACTTCACCGAGCTCACCTTCGAGGAGGAGCTCGAACAGATGGAAGAGGAGGCCGACATGGAGGTCTTCGAGTCCAGCGGCGGCGACCTCCTGGGCGAAGAGGGAGATCTCCAGGATCCGGCCATGATCGCCCAGCGCGAGGCGGCCATGAACGCCGCCGGCAACATGGGACCAGGCAACCAGGGCAACCAGGAAGACCAGGGCGACGTCGCCGGCGAGGAGTAGAACGTGGCAACGTCGAACGAGGAGCTCCGCGACCAGCTCCTCTCCCATCAAGTCCAGCTCCTCCGGTATGGGAAGGGACTCCGGGACCGGATCGTCGCGCTCCTGAATAGATCCGAGCCCGAGCTCCAGCGGAAGCTCCGCGCCAGGCTCGAGCGGATCGGCGCCCTCGGCTACGACACCGGCCCCTCGACGACCCGGAAGCTCATTATCACCGAGCGGCTCATCAAGGCCATCCTCGACCCGACCTGGGCGACGATCAACGACCTCGTCCGGCGCGAGCTCCTGGGCCTGGCCGTCGGCGAGATCGCCTGGATCGCCGGAACCGTCTCGAAGGCGCTCCCCGTGATCTGGACGCCGGCGCTCCCGACGCCGCGCCAGGTCCGCTCGATCGTCCTCGCCCGGCCCTTCCAGAACAAGATCCTCCGCGACTGGCTCTCGACCTACCAGGCCGGAGACCGCCGGCGCATGATGGACCAGATCCGCCAGGGCCTACTCTTCGACGAGACCCCGACCGAGATCGGCCGGCGGATCTTCGGGACTCGAGCCCTCGGCGGCGTCGACGGGACGCGCGAGATCACCCGACGCGGAGCCCAGACCCTCGCCCAGACGGCGACGAGCGCGATCACGAACGGAACGCGCCAGCGACTCTACCTGGAGAACAAGCGGATCATCCCGCGCGAGCTCTACGTCGCGACCCTGGACTCCAGGACGACGCCCCAGTGTCAAAGCCTCGACGGCCAGGAGTTCCCAGTCGGCGAGGGACCGATCCCGCCGGTCCACATGAATTGTCGGTCGGTCCGCGTCCCGGTCATCGACGGCCGGCGGATCGGCAACCGGCCAGCGTCCCAGAACTTCAAGGGCCGACTCGGGAGGCTCCGCGGCCCAGCCAGGCGGCGCGAAGTCGCGAAGCTCGTCGGCAAGGTCCCGGCCTCGACGAACTACGACACCTTCCTCCGGAACTCCGACACGGCCTTCCAGAACAACGTCCTCGGACCTACCCGCGCCCGTCTCTTCCGCGCCGGCGAGTTCGACGTCTCGGGCTTCGTGGATAATTCGGGCCAGCGTCTCACCCTTCGCCAGCTCTACGACATCAAGCCCCAGGCGTTCAACCGGCTCGGGATCCCGGCGCCGGATTGATCCCTGGCGCTCGACTTCACATAATGGCGGCGCTATTATCGCCGAGAACTCGAGGCTCACTGTGAGAGGAGCAACAACGCGATGACATTAGAAGCGATTCTTGAAGACAAGACGAAGATCCCGGACGGGTTCCAGGATCACTACAAGGAAGTCGACGGGAAGTTCGTCCTCGACGTCCAGGGCATGAAGACCCAGGACGACTTCGACAACTACGCCGCCGCCCTCAAGAAACGCTTCGCCGACTCCGCCGCCGACCTATCGAAGAACACCGGCGCCGGCGTTACTCGTGACGAGCTCATGGAGACGGTCGAGTCCGCGCTCAAGAAGTTCGGGAAGCCGACGGGCGACCAGAACGGAAAGGGCAACCAGGACCAGAACGGAGACGTCGCCGCGCGTCTTCACGATCTGGAGCGGAACCTGGCGGACCTCACCGACAAGAACGAGAAGCTCCAGAAGGAACGCGACGACGCCCTGGGAACCAGTCGATCAACAACAATAAGAAACTCGCTCACCCAGGCCGCAACGAAGGCCGGAGTCGATCCGGCCGGCGTCGGGAACCTAGTCCAGCTCGTCGAGGATAAATTCGAGACGAGCCAGGCGGGCGACGTCGTGACGAAGCTCGAGGCCGGGAAAGGCGTGACGCCGAACCAGGCCCCCGAGGACTTCTTCGCGACACTGGCCCGCGACCGATCGTTCCGTATGTTCTGGCCGAAGTCGGTCGGAGCCGGAGCGGATGGCGGAGACGGAGGTCCCGGATCCGGGGCCGATCTCTCCGGGAAGAACCCCTGGACGAAGGCCGGCTGGAACGTGACGAACCAGTCGAAGGTCTTCACCCAGGACAGAAGCGAAGCCGAGCGTCTCATGAAGGCCGCCGGCGTTAAACTGGGCGCGACGTCTCCCGTGAGGTAGACTCGACCCGAACACCCCCAGACCGGCGCCGTGAGGGCTCGGATCCATAACTTGAAGGAGTAGCACCTCATGGCAGAAGTTAGAGTCGCGGACGTCGTAGTCCCGGAGATCTTCGCCCCCTACGTTAGGACCCTCACCGAACAGAAGACCGCGCTCGTCGATTCTGGCGTAGTCGTTCGTGACCCGGCCCTTGACGGCTTCCTGGCCGGCGGCGGGACAACTTTCAACGCGCCCTCATGGCGTGACAACGATGACGACTCGAACATCCTCGCGGATCGCGTCGCCAGCGATAACCCGGCGACGATCGCGACCCCCGCGAAGATCCAGTCGAACCAGGAGATCGCGACCAGGCTCTCGAGGAACCAGAGCTGGCAGACGATGGACCTCGCGGCGGCTCTCGCCGGCGACGACCCCTCGAACGCTATCGCCTCGAATGTCGCCGCCTACTGGCGCCGACGTCTCCAGGCCGTCTTCGTTGCAACCTGGACCGGCATCTTCGCCGACAACGCCCAGGTCACGCCGAACGACGACCCCCGCGCCGGTATCACGAACAACGCCGCCCAGGACGACCTAACCGTCGACATTTCGGGCGCCTTCACGGCGGGCGTCACGGACTTCTCGGCGGAGGCGTTCATCGACGCCATCACCACGGCGGGAGACTCCCAGGACGACTTCGTCGCGGTCATGATGCACTCGATCGTTTACTCGAAGGCCCAGAAGAACAACCTCATCGACTTCATCCCGGACTCGGTCAACGCGAACGCCGCGTCGATCCCGACCTTCCTCGGCCGGCGCGTCATCGTAGACGACACAATGCCGAACGCGGCGGGAACCTTCGACACCTGGATCTTCGGATCTATGGCGAGTCGCTGGGGCGTCGGGAACCCGAAGGTCCCGGCCGAGATCGAACGCTATCCGGGCCAGGGCAACGGCGCGGGCGGCGAGGAGCTCTTCTCGAGGATTGAGTGGTCCATGCACCCAGTCGGTCATCGGTTCCTCTCGGGATCCGTCGCGAACCCGGACGGCGGACCGACGAACGCCGAAGTCGCCGACGGCGTCAACAACTGGGCGCGGACGTTCCCAGAGCGGAAACAAATCAAGGCCGCGCGCCTGGTGACGACCGAGTTCTAAGTCGACCAGAACGTGTCGGAGGCCCGCCTCGAACCTGGGGCGGGCTCCCTTTTCAACCAGGAGGTCCCGACCATGTCCGACCCGAAAACCGAAGAACAACTCCTCGAGGAAGCCCTCGAAGAGACCCCAGCGGCTACGCCGGCGGAAGAGCCAGCGGCCGCTCCAGATCCAGTTCCGGAGCCCGAGCCCGCGGTCAAGAAGAAGGCCGCGCCGGCTAACAAGAAGACGGCGCCGGCGAAGAAGAAGACCAGAAGCGAGGCCCAGAAGGAAAAGCGAAAAGCCGACGCCGCCAGGCGGAAGCAAGCGATCGCCGACGCTCCCAGGCCCCCGGATCCCAGCGAGGAAGACCAGGCCGAACAGAAGCGGAAGGACGACCTCCGGGCGAAGATGGCCGAGATCCAG